GTTAAAGGTAATGTAAGTATTACTGTACAAGGTTCTGATGTTAGACTATTGGTACAAGCAGATGGTGACTCAGGTCCTGGTGCTAAAGGTGGTAATATGTTTATAGAAACTGATGGTGATCTTAATCTTAATGTTAGAGGTGACATGACTACAAAAGTTGGTGGTACTGTTTATGAAGAGTACTTATCACATCATGCTACTAATGTTTCAAAAGATCAAAGTTTGTTAGTAAACAATGATAGAGTAAAAACAATAATAGGTGATCATACAGAAAACAATAGAACTAATTACAGACAAACAATTAAAGTAAATGAAAATATAACAGTATCAGGTAATAGTGTTAAGCATGTTAATGGAACAACAAAACAAACTTCGTTGTTTGATTTAACTTTAGGCTCTAAAAATAACTTTAGTATATTAGCTACAAGTAATGTTAACATACAAACAGAGTCTCACTTTAGAGCAAACACAGCTGCAACATTTGATGTACAAGCAATAGGTAATATTGAATTAGATACTCCTGCTGAAATTAAAATAGGTAAAGATACTGTAACAGTTGGCATTAACGGTATCGAGACACCTTCACAACCAACATTAGTAGATATTGATGGAGGTACAATTGATGTTGATGGAAGTAGTGAAGTCGATATTGATGGTGGAATAATTAACTTAAATTAGAGGTAACAATGGCGTCAGGATTAGAGTTAGCACAACAGAAACAATTAGATGATGTTGGTAGACCAACGGAGCTTATAAATCAGCTTGACTTTCAAGCTGCAGCAGAAGAAGCAATTTCAGCCCTTGAAGCTACAGCTATTAGTCCATCAGATTTATTTGCTACGGTTGAAGAAAAAGTTACAGCTGTAACTAATGAGGTTGAATTGTCAGACGCTTGTAATATAGACTTTAGTCCTAATTTAATATCCCTAACAAGTTTGATGATGACAGCTATATCTAATCCAACAGGAGCAGCACTTGCTGGGTTACAAGGTCTTATGGATGGTTTAGCAATTAAACCTCCTGGATTTAATCTTCCATCATTTGATTTAGATTTAGATCTGCCATCATTTGATTTAGGTTTAGATCTTCCAGATATATCTGGATTTCTTCCAGATATAAGTTTACCTAATATAAGTTTGCCTTCACTTAGTTTTGGTTTATCACAGGCTGGAGGATTTGATATGAGCTCAATGTTAAGTGGTGTAGCAGGTTTATTAACAATACCACCTATAGGTGGATGTGGAACTCTTTTACCAGACATTGGTCCTGGTGCTGAACTTATGAGTGGAAAGTTACCAACAGGTTTACCAGAAGGTGAGTCAGGCGGTCTTGCTAATCCATTTAAAAACTTAGGAAACAAACAAATTAAAGAGGGCTTTGATAAACTTGGTAACGCAGTACAGATAGTAATTAATTCTGGTGCACCAGCTAAGATAGCTCAGTCAGCAGCAAGAGCTCAAGCAGCAGCTGCTGCATTAGGAACATTTGAAGCACCAGGGTTTGCTTTAGGAGGTTTATTAAGTAGTGATGTAGTACCTCCTGTATATGGAGCAACTAAAGAAGCGTTAGCTAAAATAAAAGGAGAAGTTGAGGATCCGTTTTTTGCAGAGTTAATAAATGGTACACTTGGAACAGAAACACCAGAAACAATTCTTTTAACACTAGAAGAAAAAATTGCTAGTAGGAATACTCAATCAACCACAACAAATGTATCTACAGGATTAGCAACAAGTGCTTCTGTTTAGGCATAAATAATATAAACAAGATAGGTAACTAATGTCAAAGATTCAAACATTAACAGATCTTAGTACACAAAAAGTAGTATACTCAGATTTTTTTACAGATTTTTCAAGAAATTCTGCTACTGGACAGCTTAATAGAAAGACAAATGCATCTGCTGTCAAGCAATCAATAAGGAATTTATTACTAACAGATCGTTATGAAAGACCATTTCAACCTCAGATTGGTTCAGGATTGAAAGGGTTATTGTTTGAAAACTATACACCAGGATTAGAACTAAGAGCTAAAAAGATGGTAGAAGAAGTATTTGACAATCATGAACCAAGAGCAGAATTATTAAAAGTAGATGTTGGTGGTAACCCTGATTTTAATACACTATCATTTCAAATAACTTTTAGAATAATAAATACAACAGAACCAGAAACATTAGAAATAATATTAGAGAGGACGAGATAATGGCAACTTCCAATGCTGAATTTATAGTAGCTAATTTGGAGTTTAATTCAATTAAATCAAATTTAAAAGCCTACTTGTCATCCCAAAACTACTTTAGTGATTATAATTTTGATGGTTCTAATATAAATGTACTTTTAGATGTATTATCATATAATACTTATTATAACAACATCTATCTTAATCATGTAGCATCAGAAATGTTTTTAGATAGTGCTCAAGTTAGAGATAGTGTTTACTCACATGCAAAGAAATTAAACTATCTACCAACTTCTTATAGAAGTTCTGTAGCTTATGCCAATGTACAAATTACACCAGGTGATAATTCTCATAGTATTGACATACCAAGACTAACTAAATTTACAACTACAGTTGGAGATAACACATATACATTTTCAACTAACTCTGCTATATCAGTATACTCTAATAATAGTTATCTTGCAGCTAATGTTGCTTTATATGAAGGTGAAATTGTAACAGAATTTTATGATGCTAATAGCACATCTAATACATTTTACATCAGTAACTATGATGTTGATACAACAAGTATAACAGTAAACATTAGAACATCTAATACTAATACTACAAATACAGAATGGTCAAGAGCCAATACTTTATATGATGTTGGAAGTACGTCTAATGTATTTTTTGTTCAAGCAGCTGCAAATGGTAGCTATGAATTAGTATTTGGTAATGGTACATTTGGAAGAAAATTAACTGATGGTAATATAGTTGAAACTACTTATAGAGTATCTAGTGGTGCAGAACCAGATGGTGCAAACACATTTACAAGTGCTGGAGCTATTTCAGGTTACAGTACTGTTGCTGCAACCGTAGTTGAAAGAGCAGCTGGTGGTCAAGAATATCAATCATTGAATGATATTAAATTTGCAGCACCTCGTGCTTTAACAACACAAGAGAGAGCTGTTACAGCTGATGATTATAAAACTATGATACAGAATGAATTTGGTGATATAACTGATATGAATGTTTATGGTGGTGATGAAGCTAACCCACCTCAATTTGGTAAAGTAGTTATGGTAGCATCAAGTAACACTTATGATACACTACCTAGTTTTCAAAAGCAACAAATAATAGATTTTATTAGTCCTAAATCTCCGTTGACTATAGAACCAGTTATGCAAGACCCTACATTTTTAAGAATAGAAGTTGATTGTAAAGTAACATATAATATGAATGAAACAACAAGCAATCCAAATGGTGTTCGAACAACTGTAGAATCAGCAATATCAACTTTTGATACAAATAATCTTAGTAAGTTTAATAAAACATTTAGACAGAGTAAATTAATAGAAAAAATTAATGAATGTGATACAGCTATTTTAAGTAATAGTATACAAACAAGAATGATAAAAGAAATTAATCCTACATTGAATCAGGGTTTTACTAATACAGTTTCATTTTTTAATCCTTTAAGACCAGATAATCCTGTGACAGTTGCTCAAGGTGCCTCGTTACCATATTCAGAACCAGCTATTGAGTCTGGTCTATTTACATTTAACAGCACTAGTGGAGCATCTTTCAGAGATGACGGAGACGGAGCACTACAAATTGTTATAGCTAATACATCAGCATTGACAATACTTAATGCAAATGTAGGTGAAGTAGATTATGCTACTGGTAATGTTACGTTTTCTAATGTAACTGTTAATGCAATAGCTACAGGAACTACTATAAAAATATATGCTAGAAGCGAAGAAGCTGACATTGTTGGTAAATTAAATGATTTAATAGAAATAAAAACTGATGATACAACTGTAACCGTAAAAGGTATAAGAGAGTAATATAAAAATGGCTGGTTTAAATAATTTTGAAGACTTTATCTCTCCGTTAGTTGAGCAACAATTTCCGGCTGTCTATAGAGATGAAGGTCCTATACTTGTTAAATTTCTTAAAGCATATTATGAATACCAAGAACAAACTGATGGAGATATATATACGTTAAGAAAGATGATGGAACGTAGTGATGTAGATCAAAGCGTTGATACATTCCTCGAGCATTTTAGAAAACAATATCTTAATGGTATGCCAAAAGATACTCATAAAGGTACAGCGTTTACAATAAAACATATAATGGATGTGTATAGATCTAAAGGTACACCAAGAGCTGTTGATTTACTTTTAAAATTAGTTCATGGTGTCGATTCAACTATTTATGTTCCTGGTCAGCATGTTATGGCTGCATCAGAAGCAGACTTCTACGAGCCAAAATATATTGAGGTTACAATACCTTATAATCAAGATGAGGCTTTTAGTAATTTCCAAGGTCGAGATATAACAGGAACTATATCAGGAGCAACAGCAACTGTTGAATCATGTTTAAAAACATCTGCATCTGGTAAGCAAACATATGTAATATTTCTAACAAATGTTAAGGGTCCATTTAAAAGAGGTGAACTTGTAAAGTACGTTGGGGGAACATTACAACCAAAAATTACAGGCTCATTGTCAGACATTATACTTACTGCTAAAGGTATTGGATTGACACCAGGTGATGAGTTAAATGTTATTAGTGAAAAATATGGTTCTAGTGGAAAAATAAGAGTAGGTACTGTTGAAGATGGAACAGGACAAGCATCATATACAATTAATCAAAGAGGTTTTGGATATAGTACAAACTCAGCACATAGTAATGTTTTAGTATCTTCAGCAACAATGATAGTTAATAATCATACAAACAGTAATGCTGCATTTAGAAACGAGTATGGTGGTAACACTTTCTTTACATTAGAGACTGTTACACAACCAATAGAATTTTTAGACTTCACATCAGCCACTAGTACTTTTGCAGCTGCTTTAAATACTTCAACATACGTAATAGGTACTAATAGTAGTATCACATCTTTAAATGGCAGTAATCATTTAGCTAATGGTAAGATAGGTGTATTTAGTAACACCGGTGCAAATGGATCGTTGACATTATTTGTTGATAGTGGTACGTTTGGAAATACAATACAATATTTTTATCAAACCAACACGACAGCATTCCAAGTTGGAGAAACAGTTAGTGTTAACTCAACAGTAACTGGTATATTAAATGCAGCTAATTCAACTGTTTTAACTATTAATGCTGCATCAGTAGGATTTACTAATGTAGCTACACAACAAGTAACAGGTCAAAGATCAGGAGCAGTAGCAAATGGTTTAAGTGCTGCAAGTAAAGTTGTACAGACAGGTGTTAAAAAATTATGGCTTACTGCAACAGCATCTACAAATGCTAATACTACAGCAGTAGCAAAT